CCAATAGAGATCAAATGAAGGCAGCTATTGCTCAGTCCCTGCAACCTAATCCTCAAGCACAACAAATGCAACAAATGGTACAACAGCTTGAGCTTATGAAGTTGCAGATGGAAATTGAAGAAATGAAGGCCGGAGCAATGAAGGACATGGCCCACGCAGCCAAGCTACAGTCCGATGCCCAGGACAAAAACTCTGAATCTGCTATGGCTAAAGTACAGGTTGATCTTGCAGAAAAAATGGCACGTATTGAAAAACTTAAAGTAGATGCACAAAATGTTCAGTCAGAAACAATGAGGAATATGCCAGAAGTAGAACACTTGCAGTCCGAAACTATTCTTAATTTAGCTAAAGCAGCCGAAACGGGTAGATAATGACTGACAGAGAAATTCTTGAAAAACGTCTTGACTTGTTTAACAGTGATGCCTGGAGTATTTTTATAAAAGAATTAGAGGACATGGCTCAATCACTAGAAAACATACAGACGATAGAAGATGAGAAGACGCTTTTTCTAAGGAAAGGGCAGGTGGATATGCTAAATATGTTTATTAATTTAGAGGAAACCACCAAACTAGCGTTGGATCAATTAGAGTTAGACCTTTAATCCCAACATATTTTAACTCCATAATCTTTATACAGGACGGAGGTTAGTACTATGGATAGTGTTGTTGTAGAACCAGAAGTAGAAGTACAAGAAGGCGAAGAGTATGCGAACATCGAAGAGGCTCCAGTCGTGGAACAACCTCAAGCGGAACCGGAGATGGAACTGCCTGACAAGTTTAAGAACAAGTCGATGGAAGACATTATTTCTTCCTACGAAAACTTGGAAAAAGAACTTGGAAGAAAGGGACAAGAAATAGGGGAACTTCGCAAACTCACAGATGGTATTCTTCAACAACAGATTACCACTAGTCAAAGCGGAACAGAAGCGTTAGAAGAAGAGGATATTGATTTTTTTGATGACCCTGACAAAGCAGTCAGTAAAGCCATTGAAAATCATCCGAAGTTCCGTCAGTTTGAAGAGCAACAAAAGACACAGCATGTCCAAGTTACAACTCAACGACTGAAAGAAGCGCATCCTGATTACGTTGATATCGTAAGTGATTCAAAGTTTCAGGAGTGGGTTCAAGAAAGCCCGATACGTAAACAACTTTTTGTAGCGGCACATAATTATAATTTAGACTCTGCTTTGGAACTTATAGGTAACTGGAAAGAACGAGCCTTAATTAGTAACACAAGCGAGGCCGAAGCAAACAAAGCTGTTGAACGAGAACAAGCTATGAAGGCAGGGAAAGGCGTATCTAGGACTTCTTCAGAATCTACATCCGGTAAGAAAATCTACCGTAGGGCTGATCTAATTCGGCTTAAAACAAATGATCCTGAGCGTTATGAAAGTTTACAAGATGAAATTCTTGCGGCTTACGCTGAGGGTCGCGTCAAATAACTTTATAAAGAAAGGAGCTAATTATGGCTTTGGGTACTGGTCATCAGACGATTACGACAGCAGCGAATTTTATTCCTGAGTTGTGGTCGGATGAAGTGATTGCTGGGTACAAGAAAAATCTTGTTCTCGGTGGTCTTGTCACTAAAATTAATCACGCAGGTAAAAAAGGGGATGCCATTAACATTCCTAAGCCTGTCCGTGGTTCTGCTACTGCTAAAGCTGCAAATACTCAAGTAACGCTTCAGGGCGATACTCACGCTACGGTGCAGGTTAGCATTAACAAGCACTATGAATATTCCGTACTTATGGAAGACATTACGGAAGTTCAGGCTCTCCAGTCTCTTCGTCGTTTCTATACTGACGATGCTGGTTATGCACTTGCAACTCAAGTTGATACCGACTTGTTTGCTCTTACCGAAGGTTTCCAAGGCGGTGTTGTTGGAGGTACGGGTGCTTCGTTGTACGAAAAAGCTGTCATTGGCGGCGACGGTACGACACTGTACACGGGTAACTCTACAAACGCTACGGACATTACGGATGCCGGTATTCGGGCTATGATCTTGAAACTCGACAACGCTGATGTTCCTTCGGATAGCCGTTGCATGGTTATCCCTCCGATTGCCGCTAATGATATGCTGGCCATTAACCGTTTTACTGAACAACAGTTTATCGGTAATGGTGAAGCTATCAAGACCGGAAAAATCGGTAGCATCTATGGCATGGACGTTTATGTTTCTTCTAACTGCCCGTCCATCAACTCTGACGCCCAGCGTGTCGGTGTCATGATGCACAAGGATGCCCTTTGCTTTGCGGAGCAGATGGGTGTTCGGTCTCAAACGCAGTACAAGCAAGAGTATCTTGGTGATCTGTTCACCGCCGATACGCTTTACGGCGTTGCGGAACTTCGTGATGACGCTGGCGTAGCGTTCGTTGTTCCTGCTACCTAAGTAGTCACAGGGAGGCTCTAGTCATAGGGCCTCCCACTACTACAACATAGGGCTAGATTATGATTACTTTAGAAGATGCTTTATCGGACACAAGTTATAACCTAGAGCTTGAACGTATTAAAAATAAAATAGCCCGTCTCTATAGCGAACTGCTACTTAAGTCTTTTAAACAGTCAAACCCCGGAGCTACTGAAGAGCAAATAAATTCTTTTCTAGAGGAAAATGAATTAGAGTTTAAAGGGGACGGGTTTGACGAAGAGGCAGAAGACCTGCAAAGTTTAATAGACTTACTTATGCACGAGAACGAAGAGCTTGACGAAGTTAAGGAAAAGGACTACGAAAAGCATGACGTTCAAAAAGGAAGTAAAGCTAAGGAAGTTTCCGAAGGAAGACCGGCTCCTAAAGCCTCAGATATTAAGATTGCAAAAGGGGGATTGTTTACTCCTTCCGATAAAAGAAAGAAACCAAAAATTACAGAGATTTCCGTTCCGACACCTACAGGCCGCATTAAGCGAGTGGCGACGGATAATCCTAAAGTTAGCACTCAAAAGTTAAATGCTGTATGGGAAAAAGAAAGAGAAAAACTACTTCAGTTAGTACGTGAACGAAACAAGGAATATGGTGTGGTACTATGAAACCAGTAAAAAATAGAACAGCCGGGAAAATTGTCAAAAAGAAAAAGAAAAAAATGACAGAAGAAAAGAAAAAGAAAAACTTAGCTCGTTGGGCTGGTGAACGGCTTAGGGGTTAGTTATGCCTCGTGGACGAACTAAATCTTTATTTAAACCTGTTCGTAAACCGCCTACGCCTAAATGGTCTCAACAGCAATTGTTTATAAAACTATCGAATCAAAGACAAGATGAACGCTCTCCTTTTGATTCAGGAGATGCAGCATTATACGGTAGCGCAAAATCACTTTACGGGATAGCCCGGTATTCATCAAGGAGTTAAATAAATGAGCGATTATACAATCCAAGTTAGCTGGTCCGGTAAAGATGCTCTGGCTGATTCTGATGCAAATAAGATTATTTCTGGTGGAGACTTTAATACGGAGTTTACCGCTGTTCAAACAGCAGTTAATAGTAAGTATGATTCTAGCGACCTTGGTGTAACTCTTCAACAGTTTGATGCAGCTACGGTTAAAAACGATGAGGCAACTAACTTTAATGATAATACTGTTTCTCGTCTTAACCTTAAAGACTACGGTGAAGTTACTAATGCTATAGGAGCTACTGGTGGCGGTACTCAAGACATTGACCTGACGCTTGGTAACTCAATCAGTGCAACAGTCGATACCAGTGCCAACACCTTCACCTTTAGTAACCCTACTGCCAGTGACGAACAGTGTGGATTTGTTTTGTACCTAACCAACGGTGGAAGCCAAACCGTTAACTGGCCAGCAGCGGTAGATTTTGCTGGTGGAACAGCCCCGACTTTAACGACGGCAGGTGTCGATATACTTTGCTTCACATCGATAGATGCGGGAACTCGCTGGTATGGGTTTGCTGCTGGGCTGGACATGAAATAATGACGGGCATCCATAATTTGCTCAAGGCCGCAGCCGGAGCTAGTAGCGCCTTTGCTGTCGATAACTCAGCACTGCTCGTAAAAGCAGACGCTGAATATCTTTCTGCTGACAGCGGTTTTGGAACGCCAATGAACGCTGACATTGGCACGTTGTCCCTGTGGTTTAAAAGAGCGAGCGTCGGGGGTTCAAACCTACGATTATTTACTCACGGCAGCGGCGGCTCCGTTCAGATCCAGGCTTATTTTACCAGCGCAAATAAACTGGTGGTTGGCAATGGAACTGAAGTAACCACAACGCAAACATTTACGTCTACAAGCGATTGGCAAAATCTGGTGATGCGCGTGGACACCTCGCAAGGCACCGCCGCTGATCGAGTTCGACTTTATTTGAACGGCTCGCAAATTAACAGCTTTGATGCAGCTAGTTACCCTAGTCAAAATGGTGACGTGTTTACGTCAACTGGCTGGCGAATTGGAAGTTGGACAGGAGGTACTTCACATACCTTTGACGGCAGGATGGCCGAAGTAATTTACGTGGATGGTCGCAGTCTGGCTCCTACAGCCTTCGCAGAGAGTAGCGGAGGCAGTTGGGTTCCGATTGATCCGACAGACACTTTAACAGTGAGTTCAACTGCGGAGGAAATTACGAACGTCACAAGTGCTACGTCATCGGCAGATGCTACGTCCTATACTTTTAGTAGCGTGGCGCTAGGAGCGGCTGCTGATAATCGCGCAATCTATGTTTTTATGACAGGCCAGGAGTCAACTGGCGCTGCGCCAACCATTACGCCTGTTACCGTAGGTGGTGTTTCAGCAACGAAAATTAGCGATGTAAATAATTCTGTCGAGCCGCAGTATCCGGGCAGTTTATGGAGAGCTGATGTTCCATCGGGTACGACTGGAGACATTTCCGTTACGCTGAATAAAACAATGAGCCAGTTTGGCGTGATCGTTTGGGCTGTGACGGGCGACCATCAATTATTTGATTTGCAAGTAGATAGCTCAACTTCGACGGCCTCATTTAGTTTGTCCAATGTACCTGACAACAGTATTATCCTCGCGGGTCGTGGGGGTACTGGCAGTCGCACACACACTTGGTCGTCGGATGTCAACGAAAATATTGATCAGGTAATAGCAGACGGCGTGGTGATGTCGGGCGCGAGTAAAGAACATTCGACTGGAGGAAATTTCACCGTCACCTGCACACCAAATTCGACAGAGAGTCGTGCACGAACATTCTGCCTTGTTTTGAGTCCAAATCAGGGTGTAGGCAATAATGGCTTTTATTTGGATTTTAGTGGAACAGGTGCAGCCCTTGGCAGCAACAGCGCACCGTCAAAGACGTTTACACCTGCGGCGGCAAATTACGAATACAATTCTACATATACGACGATTGGCAGCGGAACAATCGACAACAACGGCGCACCCGGCGTCAGCGGTCGCTTAAATAATCCATTCAACGGCGACTTCACCTTTAGCTTCACGGCCACCGCCATCGCTGGATCAATTTTTGGGTGCTTCGACGCTGATGAACTCAGCACCTTTGCCACTGGCACCGACGATGGTGGTCTGGACAGCATGACTAAAAGTTGGTGGTACGATGACGGTGGAAACGGCTCCGGCGGTGCTGGCAGCGTAGGCGCTGGTAAAATCATGTACGGCAACGCAACTCAAGCCTCGTCAGCAATTGCAGCCGGGTCAGCCGTGACGATTACTCGCACCGGTTCGACTATTAAAATTACCGACGACGGGGCTGACCTTCACAGCTTT